CAAGTCATACCCCGTGTACCCCACACATACCTTTGAGTAGTCTCGGTTGTGTAATAACCAAGTTGGTAATCACCTGTGCTGTCGTGAGGAGTCGCAGGCCAGATAATCGGATTTGATGGTAACTTGTTTGTTCTACCTATCATTGTAATATCCTTTCTTTAGACCGTATCCAGAAGAATCTGAACTACAGCAGGCCCCTCAACTCGTGTCGCTCCGATACTGAGTGTTGAGAATACTTGTATGGAGTCACATAAATCGTTTCTGACACTGACACTCACGGACGGTTCCTCCGCCACAGCAAGAACGATAGCGTCCTGAGTGAAAGCAAAACATCTCGTCGCTCCGGTATCGGTATCGTCCGCAGGCAGTCGGGTACTCTTAATGAAATTAAAGCCCATGTAAGTATCGACATTGCCCTGAGCCAAAGCCTTTACCGTGTTGTAGTCGGAACTCTTGACTTCGGTAGTGTTCATCAACTGGTTAAGATTGAAAGGATTACAGAGAAAATATCTCTGCCTGTCCTCGTCAATCTCAGCGTCGTCGAGAAGCTGCTTGCACGTCAGGAGTTTGGCAATCGTCAAAGGTGTTTCCGTAGCATCGGAGAAATCACTTCCCGCAGCCCGAATAGTGCCATCGGACTGAACGAGGCGACTCTCACCGACATCGTAGGAATTGATTGTCGTTCCGCCCGCGTGACCGCCATAAGCGGCCCCGTACAGAGCGGCGATAACTACGTCGTCAATCGCCCTGTTCAGTGAAAAGACTTGATTCTGGGTATATGACGATTGAGGGTCTATCAGAAGTTTTAATTTGTCCGGCTTGTCTATCAAGTCGGCTGGAACGATGTAATCGGCCATCGAGAGCTTGCGTCTTGAGTGCTGAGCGTCTGAGACAGGAGTCTCGCCATGTCTTGCACCTCGAAGCTGCGCATCTTTCGGACCGAGCCGTTCCACATACATTGTATCACCCGTTACCGATTCAGGTCTGCAACATCCCCGGAGCTTCGCCTGCTTCTGCTGGCTGAGCATGAGGATATTGGCCTTGAACTGGTCAACGAATGAGACAGGAATTTGAAGGCTCATATTCGTTACCTTTCCAAAAAAATTAAGTTTTAATCGGAAAGGTTGTCCGAAACCGGGCCTTATCCTGCCGAAACGCCGGTTGGCGGGTGGGCTACCACCATCTTTCGGGTCGCCGTGTGACGATTGTCCAGAATAATTTTTCGGGGCCTACTTGGTTGTCCCTGTTTTTCTATTGGCTTCTTCTCTCATAAGAGCCTGAACGAGTTCCACTGTCTTCTTATGGTCAACATGAGTCCTGTCCCAATAAGGCATGACCTTTTGCTGTGCCGTCGGGAGTTCCTTGCCCATAAGCTCGTCAATTCTCTTATTCGCAGAAGCGCTCGGAGTTTCAATGTCCGTTATTATTCTATGTTCTGTAAATTTCTTCCCTACGGTCGCCAGAATTTCGGCAACCACAGGGTCGTTACCGTATTTACCAAGAAATTCCTCTATTTTATCGCCGGGTACGTTCTCTGTGATAACCCTGCTGACAATATGCATATTCTCATCGTAAGCGTTGCCCCACTTGTTCCTAAGAGCAGTCTCAGCTTCGAGTTTTTCCTGCTCAATATTGTCTTTTAACGCCTTGTCTATAAAGGCATTGCGATTCTTCTCGAACTCCCAGAGAGCATTAGCCTGTTTCTGATTAAGACCTATTTTATGAAAAAGGCTTTTGGCGTCTTTTACGAAATTGTCGTCGTAATAATCCTTGAGTTCCTCTGGAACGGGAAGGGCATAATCATCGACGGTCTCAGGCCGTCCGAGAGTCTTGTAAAATTCGTCCCATTCTTCCGGCTTCGATAGTTCGGTAGGGAGAATCACTCCCTTTTTGCCTACTAGTTTGGCCTGATTGCCTATAATACTCAATGCACCTTTGACATCTTTTACCTGACTATATATAGGCTGTGACCTTAAATCTTCCGGTAGTAATGCCTGCTGCCATCCTTCCTTCAGGATTAGGTCGTCACCGATAAAACTTTCAGTCGGAGCTGGAGGCGCTGCCGGTGGTTCTACTGGAGGAGTTCCTGTAATTACTTCTTCGCTCATTGTGTCCTCCCGAACCGTTTCATGTTCTCAGGATTGTTAATGTACGTAATAGCCGTAGATTTCAAAAGCTGGACGGTAAACTGCTCCGTTTCCATCTTCGGGTTCAGCTTCTGAAATACATTGACATCTTCCGGGTCTTGACAGAAAAAACTTCCCCTGCCTTCCTTGTCGGGAATCGCCTCTCCATATTCGTTTTTCTTCGTTCCCACAACTTCGTAAACATTAAGCTGTATTACCTTTACATGGCCTTTCGCAATATCATCTCCCTGCTCGATTTCCTTAAACATCGGGGCTGGTGTTGTCTTTTCAGTCACTTCAGTTGTCCCGTCTTTCATAATTTAACTCCTTCGTTAATAACTTCCTGTTTCTGTTCGTCCATTAGATTCTTGTCTATCATGGAATGTATGTACCTTATTATCCAGTTCGCTCCTAAATTAAAGTCCGTTTTTCTCGAAGATTCCTCAACGTATATCTCCCTGTGATAAAGACCTTTTACATCCAAGTCCTCAAGAACTTTCTTGCCGTTCTCGGAACCGAAAACGTCTTTGTACCTTATCGACATTTGCTCGATTTCTGTCATTTTTCTCTCGATGGCTTCCAGCCCATTTTTCTTAAAGTCCCGTACACATAAGCCCGAAACCTGTCGCCTTTAAGTCCTTTCCTTCGGGCCTGAGCCTTTAGTTTTCGTTCTTCTTCAACCGGCATCAATCAATCTCGATTCCACGCCTGCATCCCGTAATAACAGGAGGCTTATTCTTCTTCATTACCCCGAACACTATAGTCCTGTTGTCCTCGTTACCGGATGGGTCTAAAACCTTACCGTCACCGTTTCGCCTTCAGGTTCGTAAATATCGATATAACCTGTTATAGGAGTATCTATATAAACCTCGTAAACTCCCATAACCGAAGAAGGCATATCGTTAGGGTCGAAACTCACTCCATCAGGAGGAATCACGGGAGCGGGATTGACCATTAAAAACGCTATTAATAAACCTAATATTAATTTCTTCATTTGTTCTCCAAATATTCCTCAAATCTCTCCTTCAGATACCAAGGCGGACTGTCATCTTCCCATCCCTTTTCGTAACGCTCGACATACCATAGAAAGTTGTTTTCCTCACGTGAAATAGTCTCCTGATGCCAATGCTCGAATAACTGTCCCATAGTGACATTGGTTCGACAGCCCGTTATAACGGGATTACCCAAAAGAAATAATGTTAATATTAAACTCATACGCCCACCATTTCCGCCGGAGAACCGGCTTCGGCTGCCTTGGATGTGTTCTTGTAAGCCTCGGAGCCGACCTGAGCGGCCATTGCAAGTTTCTGCTCAAGCTCGTCCTGAGCGCGTTTCGCCCTCTTTTCGGCTATCTCTTCGGGAGTATTCAAATCGTCAACCCTTACGCCCATAGTAAGACCGATATTCGGCAAGGCCCTGTCAAGATTCAGAACGTCTGTGGCCTCCCTTCTCGTAATCAAAGGAGTAAAAAGCTCGCTTTCCATTCTCGCTACAGGGGACACCAAACGTCTCAATCCCTCCTTCAATCGGGCCTCAATCTCGACAGTCGTTCTTCGGTCGCCTTTTAAGTCGGCAAGCTGAACGAAAATGTCCTTATAAAAACCCCTGTTCACAAGCTCCTGCTGAAATTCTATCACCTTTTCTGTTATGGGAAAATTGCCGTTCAACTGAGAATCCAAAGCCCCGGCTGCGTTGGCCCTCATAAAATGGTTCAAGGCGCCGGGGGAGTTATTTAAAGTGCCTTCGATGTCCTCGTCTATCTGCCAGCGGGACGGATTGTTCCACCGATTACCGCATTCCACAAAATCCTTGTGCATCTGCTGAAGCTCCTTGACAGCACTCAGCATTACAGTACCTCTCCCACGTCCGTACTTCTCGACAGACGATTTCTCCCATCTCGGAACGGAAAACGGAAATTCGTCATAACCACCCTCG